CAGTTAAGGGAGAACAGTACTTTGTTATTGTCGGTATATATAATGATGAGCCATATGAAGTGTTTGCTGGAAAAAATGGATTTATTAATAAAAAAGTAAAAACAGGAGTTGTAATCAAATTAGGTAGACCTAAAGGAGTATATAAGGCCATTTTAGATGATGGTTTAGAAATGTGTCCTATTAATGCTACTTGTAGCGCAGAAGAAGATGCCTTAACTAGAATGACTTCTACTTCAATTAGGCATGGCGCAAACATACATATGGTTGTACAACAGCTTGAAAAGGTTAGAGGAGAAATGACGTGCTTAGCAAAAAGTATGGCTAGGGCGCTTAAAAAGTATATCCCCAATGGTGCCAAAGAAGAGGGTGCTTGCCCAGAGTGTAGTAGTGGGGGATTAATTCGTCAAGAGGGTTGTGTTACTTGTACTCAGTGTGGGTGGTCGAAATGCGTTTGATACCACTATGGCTAACACCACAAAGAATCGTACATATTTGTAGTATAATTATTGTATTAGTTGCAGCAATAGATACATACTGGTTAAGTAAAAACCGTTCTTTTATGATATCTGTAGAACAAAATCCCATCGGTCAATATTTAATACATTTAGACGATGGCGATGTTTCTATATTTATTTTGTGTAAAATGATCGGAACCTATACAGTTATCTGTATGCTATATACTATATTACACTACAGTCCAAAACATGCTATCGGTATAGCGACAATGTTGGCTTTAGCGCAGCTTACTTTATTATATTATTTATATTGGTGGGGATCTTCAATCGAAATAAATTTACTAGGAGTCTAAAATACGTTATCGAATGCCAAATTTGAAGGTATAATACTTATGGAGAATATCAATGCCGGAATACACCTTTATCTGTGAAAAGTGTTCAGACAATACGTCTTTGGTCTGTACAATATCTGAATATTCGAATAAATCAAAAACGATAAAGTGCGATTCTTGCGGAGGTGTTTTATATAGGGACTTTGCTGAAGACAATATTGACACGTTTGTATCTGTAGGCTTGTCTGACTGTAAAACTATAGGTCAATATGCAGAAAAACAAAGTACTAAATATACCAAAGCACAGTTAGCAGATATGAAAGAAGGGTTTAAAACTAAGAAAACAGAAGGGGGAAGTCCGCTACCTCAAGGTATGAGTCGTATGGAAAAACCCGATCATGGAACACAGTGGACGAAAGATTAACTAAGGAGATATGTTATGGCTAAAAAAAAGATTGCAAAAAAGAAAACCGAAACGCATGTAATTAATAAAGAGAAGACTAAAAAAAAGGCTAAACGTACAGAGATTGTTTATACTATCACAGGAAAACAAGAGTATCTTGAAAATGATCAATACCCATGCATTAAATTAGATGCTGAAAAGGCACAAGAATCTCCAGATGCTTTTGCAATAAAAATAACGATTGGTCAAAGAACTAAATATTATGCTAAACGAGGGAAATACGGTAGACTATATAATCCCATAGGTATGTTTAGCGAAGGAACGGCATCTAAAAGACTTGGACATGCAGGTAAATTTGAATGGAAATTTACAGAGGTGGGCAAAAGAGCGTTTGAATTTTACAGAGATTTTTTAAGAACTAAGAACATTGCGTATTTACACAACGCAGAAAGGGAACTGTTATGAAAAAGGGTAAGCTTACCGTTATTGAGTCGGCATGTATAAAGGGTATGATTGCACAAGACATTTCTATTCAAGACATGTGTTTGCAATTAGACAGAAGTGATCATGTCGTTGGAAAAGAAGTAGAAACGCTTAAATCAGAGGCGGTTAGAGAGCAATTATATATCAATAAAACTGCTACTGGTAGCAAGGGTGTCTCTATTATGACAGAGGCGGCTTCAGTTCGTGGAGATGTTACAAAAGATAGAGTGACTACAATTCCTAAAAAAGATACCAGTTCTCCTTGGGTTCATAAAATACACAACTAATGGCTAAAACTAGATCGGACACTAGTCGTTATCCATCCAGATATTCACCTAAGATTGATCAGGATGGTTTTGCATGGGTAACTGGAAGACAGTATATTGTAGAATTAATCTGTGAAAATCAGGCTATTAAGCAAAAAAAAGAGCTTCCAAGAGGATTTTATACCAAGTCATTAGATCTTCCTGAATGGAAACGACTTTATGATCAACAGATAACTAACCGTAGTCTTAATAAGTTAATACTGCAACATTCAGTAGATAAGATTATTGCTTTTTTAAAAGACCATCGCTATATCACAAGCTTAAGACCAAAGTGGGTACATAATAAATTAAACGAATATAAGTTTGTAGAAAAAACAACCAATTCCACCCAACAAAACGTACCCTACAATTTTAATAAAAAAGAAAGCTTCGATAGTAACAATAGCAAACAATCTATTGTATCTAAGCTAGAGGATTTGGAATGATAAAAGATATTATTAAGGAATATGGAGATGTTCTTCATGACCCATCCTCAATAACAGATGAAATACTAGAGATTATTCCTGTTAGTCCTAAAATTGATATTGCATTGGGTGGTGGAGTTCCCGAAGGTTCTTTGTTTATTCTAACCGGACCTGAAAAAATAGGAAAAACAGTTACCGCTCTCACCTTTTGTGCCAATGCCCAGCAGCTTAAACGTCCTGTTTATTATGGGAATATAGAAGGTCGTTTACGTAAACGAGATATAGAAGGAATCAAAGACTTACAAGCAGATCCTGAGTTATTAAAAATAATAGGCTCTACCCAAGGGAATATTTTATCCGCCGAAAAGTACTTAAGTATTTTTGATCAAATCATTCATACACAACCAGAAACAGTTTGTGTAGTCGATTCTTTTTCAGCACTATCAAGCGACGCAGAACTAAAGGGAGATTTAACTGATCAGCAAGTCATGACAGTTCAAAAAGTACTGTCTAAATTTTGTAGACGCATTTCTAATGTATTACCAATTAATAAAGTTACTGTAGTAGGAATTACACACTTGATGGCTAACGTTGCATTTGGCAAAGGCAAAGCAAAGGTAGAAAAATCTGGGACCGCCTTAAAGTATCAAGTAGATGTTAAATTACATGCTAGTCATATCAGTCCTATTGTACAGGGAGACACACAAATTGGACAAACAATACATTGGCAAGTAGTCACCTCTGCTATCGGACCTCCGGGACAAAAAGTAGATAGCCATATTAAATATGGTAGAGGAATCTGGAAAGAGATGGAATTGGCGGATTTGTTAATAGATTTTGGCATCATTAAAAAAAGTGGAGCATGGATAACTTTGCCTAACGAGGAAAAAATACAGGGTCAAAACAATCTGGCTAAATATTTAGAAGATAATCCAGATCAATATAAGGAGTTTGAAAAAACCATTTTCTCTATGATTGGAATAGAAAGGTAAGTATGATGAAAAAAACATTATGGATGACGTTATTAATTTTGGCTAGTGTCTCTAGGGTATTTGCCGGTAATGCAGAACTCTATCAAAAGTTACAGGATGTTTCTGTGACAGTGAAGGCTGGAAATGCAGAAGGATCAGGGGTTATTATTACTAGAGACGTTCCTATTGGAACAGACAGGACGGAAAAAATTAATTTTGTTTGGACCGCTGCTCATGTAGTAGATAATTTAAGATCTGTAAGGACTACAATTGAAGAAGGAATGCCGATAAAGATTGTTGAATTCAAAGATGCTCAAATCATTAAGGAATTAGTAGAAAAGGGTCGTCGTGTTGGTGAAATTAAGATGGATGCTAAAGTTCTAAAATATAGCCACTCTGATAGTGGAGAAGACCTTGCATTGTTACTAGTAAGAAAAAGAGACTTTGTTGATCAAAACATTCTTTTTTATGAAGGAGATGATCCTGTACCAGTAGGCACCGAACTCTATCATGTGGGCAGTCTTTTGGGTCAGGTAGGTTCTAATTCCATGACCCGTGGTATAATGTCCAAGGTAGGAAGGGTGTTGTATTTAGGTACGGGTGATGGTGTTGTTTTTGATCAGACAAGTGCTCCAGCATTTCCGGGAAGTTCTGGTGGAGGAGTGTTTCTTACTGAATCGTCGGGAGAGCAAACAGGAAGGTATGTAGGAATGTTGGTGCGTGGTGCTGGCGAAACCTTTAATTTAATAGCACCGGTTAGACGTATGAGAAAATGGGCAAAAGAACAAAACATTTTATGGGCTATAGACGAAAACGTTCCCATGCCTTCGTATGAAGAAATTATCAAGATGCCAATAGAACATAGGGCTTCAGAAGAGCCAACAAGTATTAGCGAAGATGCCAAGAGATTTCCAGTACTTCTGCCCAAGCCCAAACCTGAACCAAGCCAATGAATATTATTGACTTAGATGGTTATGCATATAAGTGGAAAATAGAACAACGCTTTATAAGAGCAAATGATGCAAGGCCAAGATCTAAATTACACCTTACAGCTAGGTCTTTACTGAAAGAAATACATCCTACTTTACAAATTTGTGAGGAAGTTCCTGTACGGCTCAGAAAAAATAAAAAGGTGTTTGTTGATTTCTATATTAATACTGTAAAAACAGTCATAGAGGTTCATGGAGAACAGCACTATAAATTTAACACTCTTTATCATAGCTCGGCACAAGACTTCATTAATCAAAAACGTCGGGATAATGATTTAAAAGAATGGTGTCAACTTAATAATCTCAATTATATTGAATTGCCATTTAACGAGGACAAACACAAATGGAAAAACAGGATCTTGCAAGGGAACGATTGGCAAAGTTAGACAGTGTTTTAGATGAATATGAATCTACATTAGGACTTCCTCAATTTAATAATGAATTTCATGATGATTCAGCTAAGCAGTACTTACAGCTAACAAGGGGCCAAATTGAAAAACTTACACCTGAACAATGTGGTGAAGCAGCACTGTTGATATCATCCCTAGCATTTCACATACAAAGAAGCTACAATAGGGAAGTGGCTCGTATCAATTGGGCCGATAGGATTTTAAAAAGCACCGTTGCTGGCAAAGAACAATCCTATAGAGGTTCATGGGAAAGTCAATTTAATCAAGCTGTAAAAGAGGATGGGTATACAACTAAGATAGCGGATATTAAAAGATATGCGCAACAACGAGCAGATCGTTTAACATACCTATCGTCTTCTATGAAAAATATGAGTGATGTTTTTCTTAACGTTCAAAGATCAAAAGGACTGAAAAATGGCTGATAAAAAAGAGCTAGCAGATTTACTCAGTGGTTTATCAGAGGAAGAACTTTTTAATCTAGCAAACATTATTAGTAAGGCCACTACAAAGAAACCTAGAAATAAAAAACGAGCAGTCAAAAAAACTGCTAAAAAGAAAGTTGTAAAGAAAAAAGAACAGTCTGATTTTATGCATAGTCTTCGACTTAATCCGCAAGAAAAAGCAGAATTAAAATCCGCAGAAAAGTTTGATAAGGAGAAGGGGCTTGACAAACCAAAAGAAGGTGGTATAATGTCAAAAGGCCCCTTGTTTCAAAAGGTATCAATCAAATGCATAGAGTGCTCAAAAGAGTTTCAAGTATCTCCAGCTCTAATTCCACCCGAAACAAATCGCTTTAGATGTAATTCGTGTTCATGTCGAGGTCGTCCGCAGCGATGAAAGGAACGATATGTATTTACTTACTTACGAGCATAAAGATGGTTATCCAATAAGACTGGTTTTCGACTCTGAGAAACAGGCCGAATATTGGGGGTTGGAATATTCTATAAAAAACAACAACTCAGATTATACAATTACCAAACAACATAACGTCCCAATATCTTATTTCGGAGGTGTTTCAGACTGGGGATTGACACCTACTGGAATATAATGAGTGTAAGGAAAAACATAAATGCTATTATCTGATGCTCCTGCGGAAAGAGCAGTATTAGCCGGTATTTGCCGTTATAACTCAGCAGCATACTATGATGTAGGTGATTTAGTAAATACAGAAAGTTTTACTATTGAATCTAATTGTATGATTTATGCTTGTTTAAAACATATAATGGAGAAAGATCCTAACACAACTATAGACTTGCCAACCATTTTATCGTCTGCAAAAGAGATTGGTTTACATGATTTAGTATCTAATAAAGAAGAAGTTCAACACCTATCTGCTATTATGAAGTTTCCCGTATTACTAAACAATGTACGGAAAATGGCTGCTAAAGTTAGGAAGCTTCAAATAGCGAGGATGATGTATGATCAATTAGAATCCACTAAAGATAAATATACTAATGTTAAAGGTGACGAACCGATATCACAGATATTGGGTATTGCTGAAGAATCGATTTTTGATTTTGCTTCATTATTAAATGACAATGATGAAGCTCCACAAAAAGTGTTTTCAGATATCGCAGACAGATTAGATAGTTTAGCTGAAAATCCTATAGATCAAGTGGGAATTCCGACAGGTTTTGATCGTTATGATTTTGCTATTGGAGGAGGATTAAGAAGAGGAACGGTAAATGTGATTGGAGCAAGACCTAAAGTCGGTAAAACTCTTTTTGCAGAAAATGCTGGAATTCACATAGCTCGTCATTTAAACATTCCAGTATTAAATTTAGACACAGAAATGGTACGTAAAGACCACCAAGATCGTGGCATAGCCATGTTAACAGAGGTTGCTATTAGCGACATCGAAACTGGTAAGTTTGCTGCTAACAGTTATAAAAATCAAAAAATAAGGGATACCGCTAAAGATGTGAAAGACATTCCTTATTATCACACCTCTATTAGCGGCAAACCGTTTGAAGATCAATT